ATTTCTAATTTACCCGAAGTTGATGTAAACGAATTACAAAAGGTTTACCACGATGAGGTTGATGCTAACTACCATGTAAACAAGTGGTGTAATAGTTGCGTTGCCGAAATGATTAACATCTTATATCGTTCAACAGATTTCGATGCGTTGGTAGCACCTAAAAAAGAAGTAATCGTAAAAGCTAAAAAATAATGCCGGTATATAAGTGTTCGAATGGTAAGTATAGGGTAGGTAACTCGGATTGTATTTATGATACAAAGGAGAAAGCAGAAAGCGTTTGGAAGGCATTGCTATCGAAAGGTATTTATGCAGAGCAAACCTATGATGACTATCCACAATCAGCAACCGAAAACGCTAAAAGAGCAGTTAAGTATGCAGAAGTCAACGGATGGGGAAGTTGTGGAACTCAAGTAGGTAAGATACGAGCCAATCAATTAGCAAATAGAGAGCCAATATCAAGGGATACCATTGCAAGAATGTCAGCATTTAGAAGACATCAACAAAGCAAAGATACACCATACGGAAAGGGTTGTGGTAAATTGATGTGGGATGCTTGGGGTGGCGATGAAGGTATTGATTGGGCAGAACGTAAATTAAAGCAAATAGATTTTGCAAAAGGTGTATTGCATTATTTAGAAGATGGTACATTGTGGAATGGTGCAACACATAAGGATGCAAATGGTAGGTTAATGACCGGTGCAACGCATACTAATGATAGCCAATATCTTTACCACAAAGAAGATTTAGCAGAAGTTGGAGAAAAGGGTGGTATAAGGTCAAGTCCGAAAGCACCAAAATCGGATAGTAAAAATAAAAATCCACAAGGAGAAGGAAGTGCAAAAGGAGATGCAAGTGGAAAGCGTGGTGCTAAAGTTACTGCCGAACAAGAAAAGACATTGCAAGATAAAGCCAAAGAGTTTAATGCAAAAGAAAGCAATACTAAATATGGTAAAGCTAATGTAGGTGCATTAAAATCTGTTTTCCAAAGAGGATTGGGTGCTTTTAATACTTCACATTCTCCAACAGTTAAGTCAGCAGAGCAATGGGCATATGCAAGGGTTAATGCTTTTTTGTATTTGATAAAGAATGGTAGACCGGATAATCCTAAATATACAACTGATTACGATTTACTTCCAAAAGGACATCCAAAAGCAGAGTAAATTCAATTAGATGCAAACCAAACCTAAAAGCGAAACGATAGTACAAAGCATAGATACTATTATGGTATTGCTTGAGATACTTCGTGAAATGGATGAAATTGATATGCTGGGTAATTCGGTATCAATGAAAATAAAGGTCATCAATAAAATAGATAGTTTGTTAGATAATATATGATTGAAAAAGTAAGTATCAAAGCCATTAAGGCAAATCCGAACAATCCAAGAGTTATTCGTGATGACAAGTTTAGGAAGTTGGTTAAGTCAATCAACGAGTTTCCCGAAATGTTGGAGTTAAGACCAATAGTGGTAAACGATGAAATGGTTGTACTTGGTGGCAATATGCGATTGAAGGCGTGTAAAGAAGCTGGATTGAGTGAGATTGCAATTATCAAGGCATCTAATTTAAGTGAAGCACAACAAGCCGAATTTATCATTAAAGACAATGTAGGATTTGGAGAATGGGATTGGGATATGTTAGCTAATGAATACAATGACCAAGATTTAAAAGATTGGGGAGTAGATATACCTAAATTTGAAGAACTTGGCGATTATGGTGAAGATTTCACACTTTCAGAAGGAGATAAATCTCCATTTCAGCAAATAACATTCACTTTGGCAGATGAACAAGCCGAACAAATAAAAAATGCAATAGCAGATATAAAGAAGACCGAAGAATATAAGTATGCAGAAACAATGGGCAATGAAAACTCAAACGGTAATGCACTTTATTTAATAGCAATGCAATGGGCAGAGCAAAAGAAATAATTGTAAAGGTTATACCAAGCAAAATTGCTAATGAGTTTGTAAAGAAAAACCATTATAGTGGTAAGGTGGTACCAAATAGTACTCTTCACTTCGGTTGTTTTTTAGATAATAAATTACACGGTGTTATGAGTTATGGTCCAAGTATTAATAAAAAAGGGACTATTAATCTCGTAGAAAATACTGGTTGGAATGAATTTATAGAATTAAATAGAATGGCATTTGATGAATACCTACCAAAATATTCAGAAAGTAGGTGTATCGCTATAAGCATAAAGCTGATAAAAAAAAATGCGCCACATATAAAATGGATTATAAGTTTTGCAGATGGCACGCAATGTGGTGATGGAACAATATATAGAGCAAGTGGTTTCAAACTTGTGGGAATAGTGGATAATACTGCATTAAGGATAAATCCAAAAACTGGAGAAGCTATTCACGTTATACAAGCACATCATCTAAAAATTAGTAGTGAATTTAGAAATTGGAAACCATTTGAAGGGAAACAATTAAAATATATTTATTTAATTGATAAAAATTGTAAAATAAACCACAAAGTTTTACCATTTAGTGCAATAGATGAGATGGGTGCTGGTATGTATAAGGGCAAAAAAATAACCCTGCAAGAGCGCAAGGTTATTAATGAGAGCGATACAGTAGATTTGAACTCCTCCTCTAACTTGGAAAGTTAGTGTGCTACCAATTACACCAATATCGCTGATGTATATATATAAATATAAATATTAAAAATAAATTACATAATTGTTGAAAAAGTACACTAAATTATATCTCAAATTCTTTGGCTTTGATGAAAGCGATTTCATACCATGCGAGATTTGTGGTAGTTTGGCAGTAGACATACATCACATAGATGCAAGAGGAATGGGTGGCACAAAGATAGCCGATACCATTGATAACCTTATGGCATTATGTAGAGAACATCATATGGAGTTTGGTGATAAAAAACAACACAAAGAGTATTTAAAAAACACGCACGATTTCTATATTCAATTACGCAAATTCGGTAGATTATAATGGCAAAGAAAGGAACAAGCAACTCGGTTAAAATGGCTTCATTTGGTAAGCGTAAAATGGGCAAAGCAAAGAAGCACAAGAACAAACGAGAGGATGCCAAAAAGTATAGAGGTCAAGGTAGATAAACAGAATAATAACAGAATGAGCAAAGAACATTTAATACCATTTAAAAAAGGACAATCCGGAAACCCAAATGGTAGACCGAGAAAGTATGTATCAGAGTTACGTTCACAAGGTTATAAGCTGGCAGAAGTAAACGATGCAATCCAAGTATTGATGTCAATGACCATTGATGAATTAAAGGATGTTTATACAAACCCAAAGGCAACGGTGCTTGAGAAGACCATTGCAAGTGCAATACGCAAGTCAATAGAGAAAGGTAGTTTGTATTCAATAGAAACTTTATTGACAAGAGTATATGGCAAACCAAAGGAGCAGGTTGATTTGAATGCTTCCGGTGGTATGGAGATAAAGGTAGTTTATAGCGATGGAAGTAACGATAGAACTGAATAAACCACATGAAGGGCAACGTGCAGTTTTAGAAAGCAATGCAAGGTTTAAAGTTCTAATGTGTGGAAGGCGTTGGGGAAAATCATTAATAAGCAAGAACATATCAATAACGGAGGCATTAGCAGGTAGGATTACTGGTTATGTCACACCAACATATCATTTAGCAAAAGTATTCTTTGATGACATTGCAAAGATTATACCGAGTGAAATAGCACAAGCAAACAAATCGGATTTAACTTTTAAATTTATAACGGGTGGAGAGATACGTTTCTTTACCGGAGAGAGGTTGGATAACTTTCGTGGTTTACGTTTGCATAATGTCATCATTGATGAGGCAGCATATATACCACATTTGCAAGATGCTTGGAATAATGCAATAAGACCAACGCTAACCGATTTCCAGGGCAAGGCGTTATTCATATCAACACCAAGAGGCAAAGATTTTTTTTATAACTTATATTTACGCAATTCGGGAGATTGGAAATCCTTTAAATATACAACCTATGACAACCCATTTATTAAAGTTAGCGAGATTGACGATGCTAAAAGTTCGTTACCAGTTTCAGCGTTTGAGCAGGAGTTTATGGCAAATCCATCGGAGAACGCAGCCAATCCGTTTGGCATTGATTTTATTAGGCAAAACATTCAAACGCTATCCAATAACAACCCTATTTGTTATGGCATTGACCTTGCTAAATCTTATGATTATACTGTTATACTTGGGTTGGATATTAATGGCGCAGTTTGTAGCTTTGATAGGTTTCAGTCTGATTGGTCTGCTACGAAAGCGAAAATACGACAATTAAAGAACGTACCTAAATTGATTGATGCTACCGGTGTAGGCGACCCGATTGTTGAAGAGTTACAACGTGAAGATTATTTAATTGAGGGATTTAAGTTTACAAGCACAAGTAAGCAACAATTAATGGAGGGATTGGTTACATCAATCCAACAAGGCAATGTTAAATATCCCGATGGTATATTAGTAGATGAGTTGAGTATCTTTGAATATGTTTATACTGCGAATGGGGTTAAGTATTCAGCACCAAGTGGAATGCACGATGACTGCGTTTGTGCATTGGCATTGGCAAATAAGATATTCATGAAGTCGCAAAGTATGGGCAAGTATACATTGATTTAGTATTTTTGAATTATGAAAAATAAAACTGCAGTTAAGGTTTTGAAAAATACATTAGTTCACGTTTCTAAAGATATGAAATCTGTATCAATAGAAGGACTTATGTTTTGCATCAAAGAACTTGAGAAAATTGAAAAAAAACAAATGTCTGATGAATATATGCGTGGATATTTAGAAGGTATTAAACAATCTAAATAATTACTATGAAAGAACTTGCGTTTAAATTTTTTGATGAGATGAAAGCTGGGCAAGTGGTAGCCATAAAAGAGATAGCCAAGAAAAATCCCGAAGCATTTAAACAATACCTAAAAGATTACATTGACTTGGGTGGGAACATAACCGTATCAAGTGATTGGAAGAAGTTTAGGAAGGATAGCGATTTAAAAGATTTCAAATAGGGAACGTATGTTCCTTTTTTT